TCATGATGGTACAAGGCACCATAATGTGGAAAGTTGCAGGCTTTCTCTATTATGTTCTAACGCTTAAAGTAGTGGAAAAGATACCTTTCCTGAACGAGTATTTAAAAAGTACCAACAGCAAGGCAGATAGCGACAAAGCAGATATTTTATAGTTTCATAATAAAAAAAAAAGAAGAAAATAAAAATGAAAAATTTAAGCAGTAGTAACATCTTATTAGCCTTAGTAGGCTTACTAATATCGTTCTTCATAACGATTAGTTCTGCAAAAGCAGACGTACCAGCGGTAAATGTATGCGTCTATTCTTTAATAGTAGTGAGCGTTGTCAGCTTTATGGTAGAAGCGTTTCGTCTACTCGTAAAGGAGAGCGCACGTTGGCAGTGGACACGCATCGTGCTATGGCTATCAGGCGGTATCGTAGGCACTATCTTAGGACTTTTACTTTCATAATTTTGTTTTGTATTTAGTTTTTAGTTAATTTATTTATTGTTTTATTTCAGGCTGCTGTTGGTTCGAGAGGAATAGACACAGCTATTTTAACACACAAACACAATGGAAACAGTATTATTAGGACAAGGCGGAGAACACAAAGACGGTGTTGTTCGCATCAATTACAAGAGCGACTTTCCTCTCGAAGTGAAAGTAGTTAGAAATGGCGTAGCAGAGAACTTTCCTGATGCCGACTTTACGCTAACGGCAAAAACGGAGGGCGGTTTCACTGTGTACAAAGCAGAGCGCAAAGCAGGCGTATATAGCCATTGCAAGCGAGACGGAGAACGATTAATTATGTTCTTCGACAATCACGGACTTGCCAAAGGCAGGTTGATTGTGTCAGCCGTCATTAATCACCCCGATGCCGACTACACCGAAGATGGTATCAGACAAGAGAACCTAACCACCACAACCAACATAGAGTTAGTGGATGACAATGGCGATGCGCTGCAATTGCAATTGCCCGAGCCTCGTGTGGTAGAAAAAGTAGTAGAAAAGATTGTGGAGAAAGAAGCCGACCACTACACCGACCTACAGAAGAAAGCAGCAGCGTGGGCGGCAGGGTTAGACACAAGCGGTGATGCGTCATATCCTTTGATTTTGGATTACTTTTTAAAGAATATAACCGATATAGGTAGTTTGGTGGCAATCTTTCAGGGTGGGTATATGAACGGGGCAAATGAAACAGACCCAGATTTTAACGAGAAGTTAAAACTTGCAAAGGTTTGCTTTAGTAGTTTTTATTTAACAAATACGGGAATAAGCTGCTTTGAGGGTATGAATGCTCCACATTTAGACTTAGATTTATTTTCTATGGGACAATGCGATATATCAAATTCATTTAATGATACCATAGTAAACACTTTAACTATAACTGCGCAAGGATATTTTGCTGGATATATATCTGACAACAATCAAGATAAGATTCTCCAAAACGTAAGTAAATTATTCGTAGGTTGCGTTGCTAAAAAAGTAAGAATTACCAAGAATGTGCAATCAAACAAAAACGTTTACTATTATTTAGCAACTATTAAAGATAGCAAGGTGGAGTGTTTTGAGTTCGAGGAAAATAATAAAGAACACGCCTTAGATATTAACATCGTTGCTGAAAAGATACTACCCGATGTATCGCAAGATGAGCATAAACCAAAGCTAATATTTAGGAATGTAGTTGGCACAGTAAACGAAGAGTTAAAGCAAAAGATACTTGCCAAAGGCTACCCATCAGTAGAGTTCTACGAGGGAGAGAATAAGGTGTTGTAATGTAAATGGGGTATTCGGCTTAACAAGGTCGAATACCTATACTTAAAGAGTATGATAGAAAGGATATATAAAATATTTGAACGGTTGGCAGATATTGGTAGCGACAAGTATCTACATTTCATTGTGGGTATGATGGTGGCTACCATTGTGCGCTTACACGTTGGAGCATTAGCTGCATTGACAGCCGTTGGAATAGTAATGATAACAAAAGAATGTATTGACCACTTCGTACGCAAAGAGAATTTCGACTTAACGGACACACTCTTTGGCATAATGGGTGGTGTGGTAATATTAATATTAATGATATAATATGGCAAACTTTACAATAGGAGAAATGTGCACCTCAAAGGTGGCACAAGAGAAAGGAATAGATAACACGCCCCCAGCAGTGGTTAGGGTGCACTTAACAGAAACTATAACCCTACTGGAGGCGATACGTGCTGAATGGGCAAAATATTGCGAGCAGTACAATTTGGGTACACCGTCGTTGATAGTATCAAGTGGGTATAGAAGTCCTGAATTAAATAAAGCTGTGGGCGGTGTAAAGAACAGTGCGCACGTCGTGGGCTATGCAGCGGACATTGTTCCAGCCAATGGTAAGCAGGACGTTTTCGAACGTTTTATGGCGTATAGTTTTAGCAAGCGTGGCTATCTGTACGACCAAATCATAATTGAAAAGAACAGCAAAACACGTTGGGTACACGTGGGATATAAGAAGCCTGACGGTAGCCAACGTAGGCAGTGTTTTAATTTAAAGGTATAGATATGAACAGACTAATAGGAGCAATATGGGGCGTGCTGATATGCACCCTAATAACACTTTGCAGTTGTAAAACGAAGAAAGCCGTGCAGGTGGAGAATGTAAAGCGCACATTCGATAGTGCGCAAACAGTAAAAGAACAGGCGGACGTGAAGTACTCACTCGTGGACACATCACACGTGGACGAATATACCACGCTCATTCGTGAGTACATATTCGACACGCCTTATTATGGCAAGGAAAGCTGTTTTGCTCACGACACGAATGTTAATTCGCCAATGGTAGAATACAAGAGCGATGGCAGCGTTATAATCAATCACGGCTTAAAGAGTATCAAAGAAACAAAGATAAGTCGTAAGAACGAAAGAAAAGGCGTATCTGTGCAGAAAGACAGCACAGCAAACAAAGTAGTAAAAACGAAAGTACACGCCACCGAGCAGCACAAGCAGAAGCAGAGGCAAGTGGAGCAGATAGCTGTGTCGAAACCTTTCGACTTTTGGCAGCTAATAGTAGGTGTAAGTATTCTGTTTGCCATAGCCATAGCTTTATACTACCTTTACAAGCGAGTGCCAAGCGTGCGAAGTGTGGTGCAGAGAATAAGAGATAGAGTAAGGAAATAACCATGATGATAAAAACGCAAAAAGCCCCACTATCCATCACGGACGGTGGGGCTTACTACATAATTATGAATTGAAAAGAGTATAATTTCTGTCCAATATCTGTCCAAGAATTGGACTATTTTTGGACTATTTTAGTTCTGCTTAGTCAAGTTGAATTCTTTTGCGAGTTTGTTAAGTTTCGATAGGCTGATGCCTAACGTTTTGGCAAGGTCTATGTTTCGTGTGGTTGAGTAGCTGCTTTTTAGATATTCCATTTGTGCATCTGTGAATTGCAATGGTTGGAATAGCTTTCGGTTATGGTTCATTTCGGCACGGTCGGCTTCCAACTGTATGGTGGGGTTGAGGCTTAGAGCCTCTTTGCCACTTTGGTTTATGCTTTGCTCCGACACTATTTTTGTTTCTATAATGTTCAGGGCAAGGCGACAGTTGGGGTCATCGTCTAATCTGATGTTGGAACAATCTCTGCAAAGCACGTCTGTAAGATTGTCCCACGCTGTAAACACTCCGTCCAATCGGGCGGCTCTGTATGTCTCTTTGAAATTTATGGGTGGAATATACGGCAATTCTTTTATGAACCTATCGAATAGTGTTACACAGTAGTGCAGCATTTCGTAGGTACATAGAACGTACGATTTCAGTTCGCTATCGCCAACGTTTCTTTTGTCCAACACTTGTTTAATGGCAAGTCTGAAGCGGAACACATCGGGTTTCAGTCGTTCTTCCAAGTCGTCTAAATAATCTATATAGAACTGACGTTTGTCCAGCTGTTTATTGCGCATATCGTCCATATTCTGACGGTCGAAATTGTTATATCTCTTCACCGCCAAGTGTGCGTTGTGCTTTGCCTTTCCTTTGTATTGGTTTGTTTTAGAAAGCAAGTTTATAGTGTCCAGCATAACAGTTTGCGCCACGCTGTTTGCTCCGCCTATTATTACGTGGAATAGGGCAGATATGTGGTTTAGCGTTTCACGGTTTTGTTGCCACGCTTGCGCCAAATCGGTTTGCTTTATTCCCGTGAATGGGGTTTGTGGTTTAAATACGTTCATTTTGTTTTCTCTTTAATGCGTCTACCGACCGTTTAAAGAAGCGGTAGACAGTTTCCTCGCCATATTTGGCTACTAAATAAGTGTATTGTTCTATTGTCATATTGTTCTGTGTTTTTACATCTATGGATATACACTCGTACATCTATGGATCTACGCTCGTATATCTATGGATCTACGACCAGCGTGCCTATTCTTTGGTGGCTCTTTCCCACGCCTCCTTGCCGAACACTTGCCAGGTGTCGTTGCCGAACTGCACCAGCACGGTGCCTACGGTGGCTATCAGTCTGCCCTCCGTACAGCTACGATACAGCTTAATGTATGGCTTCCCGTTCTCTCCTTTGTCTATGCTTTCAACGCACGGCAAGCGAAATATGTCGTTAAGGTTTCGCCCATCAAAGGCTATTGCTTGTTTAAACTTCATCTCTTCCTTTCTAATGCTAAGAAATTAATAATTGTGGGTATCAGGCTGATTACCATTCCAACAAAAGGAAGATAAACATCTTTGTAATGATGGTGCGATATTGCACCCATTAGGGTAACTTCCCACATAATGGTTATGAATGTCCACAACCAAAAGTTAAGTCTTGTTCTATTCATTTTCTTTCAATTCTTTAATTAGCGCATCGGCATACTCAACGGCTACCTTTGCCACTTCGTCTGCTTCCATTTGCCACGACTGTGCCATCAGTGTTTGCATATTGACAATGGCAGCGTTAATTCTTACTTTATCCCAATCTGTAGACTGGCTATCTGCTCTCTCCAGTTCTTCGGGTTTGTGTATCCACACATCGCCCTCGTTGCCCTCGAAATCGAGGTCCACCATGCCTGATTTAAGGTCGTCGAGCGTGGAGTATAAGCCTACAACGGTCATTGGAAACCGTGTGTTCTTTTCCTGCACACGGTCGCCAATTCTTAGTTCAGTTATCTTCATTCTTTTATTTCTTCGTGGTAGTTTCTTAATACTTCCTTTATACGTTTAGCAGCCTCTTCCGCTTGTTCTTCGGTACGGAAGTAGTTGCTGGCTGAATAGTGTTTGTTACAGAGGTTACTCCGACATTCTTTAATGTACAGAACGTCTAATAACGAGTCTACAAAATAGTATTTTACCCCGACATCTGCTCGCCACAGTAGCTTCTCCACTCTCTTCTCTTCGGCATTCCATCGCAAGTCTTGCTCTTTCATTTTATCGAAGAGCTCGGCTTTCTCTTCTTCGGTTGCAAGTCTAATCTTTACAAATTCCGAGCCACAGCATCTTTCGTCTATAACCAAAGAACCCATCAAATTTCTAAAAATATAACATTCATAGCTCCCTTCTTCTGACTTTGCCCCTTTGTAAATCATAATGATTTTACAAGGAAACTCTGAAAGTTTCCTGTCATCAATAAGAATGTCTCCGTCTTTGAACTCTTTATCTTCTTCTTTCTCAAATATTATCACCCCGTCTTTAATAGTCGCCTTGCAACCATCAGGAATAGCGATTGTATCGCCGCATTGTAATTTAATTTCCATTGTTCTAT